ATTTCAGAATCATCACTTGCCGACACAATCAGCTCAGCGCCATATGGATAGGGAATATATCTTGTAATCTCAACTTTTGCTGGTTTTTCAAAATCAATTGCGCTAATAAACGGTGTTTTAATATTATAAGCTGGAGCTTTATCAAACTTAATGTCGTAATAGCGAGACTCTCTTACTTTAGTATTTGCAGTATGAGATGCTGCGGTGGTTTGAAATTGCCCTCTCTCTAGTCCGATAAAAGATGTTGCTGTTTTTGAGATGTATTTAATAATCTCACTATCAATTTTGATATATCCAGTTTCAGAATATACTGGATCCAGTGTTGTTGTAACATAAGCTATGTTTGCGTTTGATGTCAAATTAGCAGTTAGTTTAGTGGTAGCTAAACTTGAATTATCTGGCGCAATCCAGAGCTGTTGAACCGCCCCAGATGATGTCTGAATGGATGAGACAGGTACAGTTACCTTATTGCACTGTAGCGATACAACATAATTACCCCCAACAATATTTGTTGAGTCACTAAATGTTGTTTGCACATTGGCATGTTGATCAATTGACGATTCAAAGAATCTATAAAAATGCTCATACCTTGCTTCATCATTTTCATCAACATATATACGACCCATATCGGCAAATGTTATATCATTCATTATTTCACGAATTGATGTATCGTTGCCATAAAGGAATGCAAACTCAGTTAATGGTTGCATTGCTGATTCAATGTATCTATCTTTAATATTTTCAGATGTGAGTGGTTTTGAATACATTGCAAACTCATCTACATAGAAGCTTCTAATAGTAGATGGCGCAACCTCAACACCAGATGAGAAGCTTGCACCCCTGCCACCAATTGTGGTGTCTTTTGACCCCCAACTTACTGGTGTCCCCTCCACTGCTTCAGTATCTTGCAAAATTCCGTTTACATAATACTTTAAATATGTGCCATCATATACGCTCGCTATGTGATAGGATGATGAATTAGAGAGAGCTGTATTTGAAGATACTGTCTCTGTTACAACGGCGCTATTGCCCAATACCGTTTTTATCTTAAATCCATGCGAAGTTGAATTGTTAAAAAATTCAAAACCAGATGTAGCTGTTGAGTTATTCCAGTTACTTATGTACTCACCATCTACGCTAAAACTTCCATTGTGAAACTTTCCAAAAAATTCTATTGTCCAGCCATTAGTAGTATATGCTGTTAAATCAGTCTCTATAGCATATGGAATTCTGATGTATGCATTATTTTCAAGCAGTACTGATTTATCAGACGGTGTAGATGTAAGACCAGTTTGTTGATTGAGCTTTGGAGAGCCGATATAGACTGCGCTATTTCTATGATTATAGGCATCCTCCTCTGTCCAATCAGAGAGCGGATCTTTGTACCCAATTGCATCTAGAGCGACAATTGTGCAACATTCTGTTGCTGAAACAAGAACATCAGATTCGCCATCAAGTGCTTTATAAAGAGATATGTCAAATGACGCTGCACCAGAATCGTTATAGGAATGAAAGAACTCTATTCTTATTTTTCTTGGAACACCAGCTTTTAGATTCATCATACTTGATACATATCTTGTTGAACTGTTAGTCATTTTATATCTATCAAGAATCAGAATGTCATCAAGATACAATCTAACACCACCGTAGGATATGAAAACAACTAGCTGCTGGAGACCAGAGTCTGTTGGGATGTAGTAACCATCAAAGACCCCATTAAAATATTCAGAATATGTTGCTGAATCGTTACCAGTAAAAGAGTAATTTGATAGATTAAGAGCATTGGTATTTGATGTTGATATACTCTTTGAGAGTGTTGTTAGGGTTGGAGAAACAAAGCTCTTTTCCCCAAGAGCTTTGTCCATCGGAGACAATTCCTTGTCAATTGCATCAGCAAGAATATCTTTTACAGAAATATCTTTTTTATTAGTCGGCATTCCCCAGAAACGAGCTCTTAAGCCAGTTGATGAGATAATATCATTACCGCTTCTATCAACAGTATCTTCATTAAAAGAATAAGATGTGATTGCACCGAGCTCTCTTGCTCCACGCCTATATGTGTTTAACTTCTTAATATCAGCACTTGGGAAGTTTGCCCTCATCAATAGATTCTTTACTGCGTCTCCAACATATGAGTTCTGGAGAAAGAATCCGTAACTCACCGTTCGCTCAGACAAGAATTTGGTCCAGTCCTGGCAGTTTGCATTTACTGTCATATCAGTGCCAACAGACCATTCATCAACATAAAATGTTCCATTTTTTACATACTCATAAATATCAAATCTAACCTTTGCTCCAGCAATATGTGATTTAGCAGATGTTCCGCCATAACCACGCTCAACAACTGTTACGACATTTGATGTGTTGGTAGAGGAGCACAGGATGACTTCCTCAGATTGAGTGTTCTTGTCAAGAACAACAGTAAAGTAATCCCCAGCTCCACCAGATGGAATCATAGATCTATCCAGAACGGTAAATGAAGATGCTGTATTGGAGATATTTGATTGTAGCTCTGTTTCCAGATAAGTAGCGTTTAGATTTTCATAAGCAGGTTTTTTAATTCTCCATCCCGTATATATCTCCACCTCAAGGTCTTTGACCATGTATTTTCCATATGTAGAGGAGCTATTAAATATATTAAATAATTTCTCCGTATTATCCAAGGATAGGTCAACCGATGCAATCTCAGATCCACCTATAGGAAGACTTGTTGAGTGGATATCTCTAGTTCTATTCACTGAATAACTAATTACATAGTCACTAATATCCTCTTCATAAATAGGGACTACCTCTTGAATTCTTGCATAATCTTCTGGATTCTTGGTCGTATAAACAGTAACTTTAATCTTTGAAATATTATTAGTAGACAGAGCCGCTGACAGAATGTGGTCTCTGTAGTAGCCATCACTAGGTATTGTTCCAACTTCATTAAGAACCAAATTCAAGGAGCCATCGTATGCCTGCAATAAATATGTTGAAATTTGTCCGTAGAATTCAGATGTAATAATACGAATTTTATTTACTTTTCTTGTTGTAAATGTAGCTTGAATATATGGATTAGTTACAAAACCATAGCCATCATATGTAGCATGAGTGTTTGCATTACTAATGCTATTAGACCACCATCCAAATTCTAAACTGCTTCCGATTTGAGTATTAGAGAGGTCGTTTGATGTTAGAGATGGCATTGCATACCATGACCCATCAGCTCTTATTGTATTACCATCAACATCCGAAGCCCCAGCAACCGCCCATGTAAAAGACTGCCTTCTAATTCCATTAAACGCTTCAGAAGCAGGGAAGAAGAATCCTCTTGATGGGTATGAATTGGTTGCTGGTGCGTCATTCGTAGTGACCACCAGGTTATCTAGGTGTCTGCTATCCAGCCATTTTATAATAACTTTAGGTTTAATTTTCTGAGCTGGTGCTGTTATAGCTGAATTAAATGAGCTAGATAATTCTTTCCCGTACAATCCAGATGTTAACATTTATACCTCTTCCAGCGTCATTGCGCAGCTAAAATAGTATACATCATCTACGAGATCTCTTCTAATTAAGTTTTCTGAGAAGTTTGAGACAAATACAGTAATATTCTCTTCCGTATATGGAGTAATACCATCCTCGTCTTGATTTATGATTGTAAGGGTATGAGTATCAGCATCCATTGAGATTGCTTTAATATAATTCCTTGATTCTCTCAGATCAACAGTCTTGTTGCTGTAATTAGGAATGAAGCTCCAATTTATATTAAATGTTCTTTTTGATGCACTTCCAGCCGCATTGTTCTTATAATACCTAGACGAATCCCCTGACCAATTTATGTTTTCAATATATAATGGAGCAGCCGAAGAATCAAGTGTGCGACTTTGATTAGTCAATGGCTTTCCATCAAGCATCAGCAAAGATCTGATTAGCGATGAATCGGCAGTGATATTATTACTGAATCTTAAAGCCTGTGCTTTAATATCTGTATTATTCAGAATATTAATTCTGATTGTCGCAAGGAATATTCTTCCAGCCGTAGAGAGATTAACTTGCCCAGATAGTGACGCAGCACCATAGGCAATCCTTGTACCGCTTGAAAGGAGCGATGAGAGAACTGACAATTGAGACGCACCGTGGGCAATCTTCATTGCCGATGTAGACGCTGCTGAGTCAATACTCATTGAAGATGACGCTATTGATATCTTAGTTCCGTTTACAGACAAATCACCACTAGATGACATTGATGCACTTGCATAAGCAATTTTTGTAATATTTGTTTCAACAAGGACTTCTGCTGAAATTACAACATCACCATCCTGCCTTTCTGTTGCAACAACGACAGTTGCACCATCAACTGCCAGATTAGCAGCTGCGTATGCAATCTTATATGCATTGGATGTAAGAGCGGAGTTTGATGCAATTACGATATTTGCAAATCTTATTTGATAAGACGATATTGTAAGTGACGAACTAATATTAATATCAATTGCTACATCCGCAGCATCTGCTTGATAGAAATCTATACCACGATTAAATGGTTCACTAAATGAATAAAAACTATCAGACATCTCTTATTTCTCTTTGAGAGAAATCTCAACATTGTAATATGCACACTGGTTGGGAATATCTCTTCTCACTAATGTTTCGCTATATGACTCAACATATACGACTGTATTATAAGCAGGTTCTGCTGGATCAAGAATAATTGAAAGTGTTGCTGAAGATGGTGTCTTTGCTAAAGAGTAAAGAAAATCTCTTGCTACCCGACCATCAATAGTTCTCTCTGCCATATCTGGAAGATAGGTGAATGAGAGTGTGTAGTTATTCTTGGCATTCTTGATAAATCTACGCTTGTTGCCATTCAAGAGTTCAATATTTGAAGCCGCAGTTGACATGGTGCTACTCATGGTCCGACCATGCTCTGTAATTTGTGTGCCATTTAACACGACAAGATGTGTTATATTAGATTGTTGATTCTGAATGGCTGGCATTTATAACCCCTGATTTATTCCATTATAACTTGTAAATGTTCTGGATTCTAAACCAGCTGCTTTTTGTTGCTTTGGAAGGACATTGATGTTGTAGTCTTTCATCATTGACTTAAACCACTCTTCTTCACCGATAAATGTGTCAACATTAATGTTTACAGTTGATACGCTTGTTGATCCACCACCGCCAGAATAAGATGGGGCTCCAGAAGGTGCTCTAAACTTTGATTGGTTAATACTTTGCATTGTTCTTATACCCATGTTTCTTACAGCATCAGCGTTAATAACATATTCACCACCATGCAAAAGAGCAGGGATTGCCATTGATGGAGAGCCAGGAACATAGCCACCTGATTTGAACTTAGGAATCTTAATACCGCCA